AGAGTTGGCAGCGAGCCGTCCGAGACGGGCGCGGTGACGACGCAGGACTTGATCGTCAAGGCATCGCCAATGGTGTCGCCGGGATATCCACCGAAGGCCGCTTCCGTTGGTGAAATGCTGAAGCTTGGCGAGGAGCTTGAAACGACAGATCGGCCGTCGATCGAGAAGGCGAGCTTCGCGTCTGTCCGGGTCAGCGCGATCTTGTGCGCTCCGTCACCGATGGCCGCGCTGGCGTCGGTGGCCTGGCGAAAATTCACGCCGACGAAATCCGAGACATTCATGAAGCGCGAACTGAGCGAGTTCTGGCGCCGCAGCCTGACAACGTTGTCCAGCGAGCCATCCGAGAGGACCAGCGGCTGGATGGTGTTGTTGGTGACGAAGTGATCCCAGGCGATCACCACCGTCCAGTCGGCGGTGAGCAGATAGGTCAAGGCATCACCGATGATGCCGACCGTTGCCGCCGAATCCGCGATGACCAGGCCAGTGCCGTCGAGCCATCCGGGCTGGTCGATGACATCTCCCGCAGTGACCGTAACCCCATTGACGGTATAGGTGCCGGCCACGAAATCAAAGGCGAACGGGCCAGGGCCGCCGCCGCCGCCGCCTCCAGACGGGAAAGAGATGAACGGATTGAGCAGTCCGCTCACGGCGTGCGCGTCCCGATCAGGAAGGCCTTCAATCCCTTCGCGCCGGTGCCGGCGCTGGTGATATCAAATGTGAGCTTGTCGCCCTTGGCGAATGAGGTGGTTGAGAGAACGGCCGCGGTGCCGGTGAGGCTGGTATCCTCGCTGGCGTCGACCTTCGGCCTGGTGGAGAAGATGGTCGAGCTGTTCTTTTTGATGTCGATCTCGACGGCGCCAGACGAACTCTGGTTGGAAAGCCCGATGAAGACCTCGGAGAGGTCGAAAGCGACATCGCAATAGGTGGTAAGGATGCCGGTCCCCGTGGTGATTGCCGTCGCCTCGTCCGACAGCGCGATGGGCAGGAAATACGGCGTCGCATAGACCTCGGTGAAGTTCTGGTTGATCTTGTTGAATGCCGTGCGATCAGGATCTCCGGTTCCGTCATTAGCGACGGTCCCGATGTTGACGATTTGCTGGGCCATGAAACGTCCCTAGGTCTGATCGGCGGTGAAGTGGGTGCTGTCGGCGCGGCGCACCGTCGTGTCGGCGGTGATCGAGCCGGGCGTGAGCGCTATGCCAGCTTGGGCGCGATAGCCGCGGCCGACGACATCGCTCATCATGTAGACGCGGAAGGCGAGGAAGTCCGGCACCGAGCCGAAATCCGTGATGACATCCGCCATCGCATAGAGCTTCGAATTCGTCGTCGCCGTCAGCGTGCGAACGACCGAATAGCCATCCGTCACCGGCTCGAGGATATCGATCTCGAAAGAAAGCGACGCCTCGCCGAAGTTCGCCGGGTTTAGCCCCGCTGCCAGTCGGGAGCGATAGTCCCAGGTGATCTCGATACCATCGGTCACCACCGCCGCGTCGAGGTTTCGCGAGGCGTATGGCTTCTCGGCGATGCCGCGGATCACCTGCGGCGTGATGACGCCGCCAGCCGGGTTCTGCCCGACGCCGACGCCCTCGAAATATAGAGTCGTGTTGAGATCGGTGAGCGGCAGCGCCATGATGCCGACCCATGACGGATCGATCATCACGAAGATGTCGCCGACCTCGTGATCGGCGCAATGCACCTCCGAACCGCGATAGCCGCGCACGGCGAGCCCGGAGAGCGTGAAGGTGCCGTCGCCGTTGTCGGTGACCGTCTTGTAGCCGATGCCCTCCCAGCGGCCAGCCTTGCCGATGAAGGCAAGATTTGCGCCCGCCAGCACCTCATCCTCGGTATGATCGACCAGAAGCGTCGTGCTGCCGGCGGTGCGGCGGATGGTGACCGTCGAGGTATCGCCTGTTCCGAACGGATCAAGCGGATTTACCAGCACATCGAGGCAGACCCCGACCACGCCCTGATGCGGCGCCTGCGTGAAGGCCTGTGTCAGCGCATCGGCCGTTGCACCCATCAACAGCACGCCGCCGGACCAATTCGCCTGTCCCCTGCCCGCAAGGATGCCATATTGGCAGAGCGCCACCCCGTTCAGATCGTCGGCATAGTTGATCAGCGGGATATCGAGGTGGATGTACTGCGTTGCCTGGCTGACCGGCGTGATGTCGGGTGCGGTGACCGAGGTGACGGTGGTCGAAACCTTGGTCTGGAAGTCGAGCGCCGCGATTTCTGCGGTGAGGTTACGGTCCATGCCGACGCTGTCGATCTGGACCGTGTAGACGATATCTCCGGACGGAACTGCGATCACATCGCCGGGCAGATAGGTCGGTTTCCCGGTCACCGAAAAGGTATGGTTGCGGCGCTTGGCCTGGAGGTCGAAGAATTTCTCCGTGACGAAGGTCTGCGCGTCCCGGTCGGTCAGCACCAGCGGCGTCGAATACCGCTCGGTCCGCTTCGAATTGTTGATCGCGGGCATCGAGAAGGAAGCGGGCCGGGAGACATAGCCCTGGTCCTTCGAGATGTATTGGAGCTCGACCCGGGAAACGGTGCGGATCGAGGCGTCATCCTCGCTCTTGACCGAGCCATCCTGGTCGACAAACACGATATCGACCGTGGTGAGCGTGTCGTCCAAAGAGAAATCATCGTCGCGGCCGGGCTTTTTGAAATAGAAGCCGCTGCCGGTGTCGGCGAAGGAAAAGGTGTAGATGTCGGCGATCGACTGCAGCACCGTGCGGACATTGGTATCCTGGTCGATGACGAAGCCGTAGGCGGTCAGGCCGGTGAAGCCATCAAACGTCAGTTCGCCTGACGAATAACCGGCCAGGAACATCGTCTTGGTGATGAGGCTCTGGAGCGAGATCGAGCCTGGAATCGCGTTCGGCAGCGCGTATTGCGTCCAGTGGTCGTCACCGTAGAAGGCATAGTAGACGCTGCGTGTCTGGTCGAAGATGGCGCCGGTCCAGCGCGTGCCGTGCGGAATGGAACCGGTCCAGATCGAAAGGGTCTGCGCGACGATGTCGAGCAGGTAGATCACCTCCGACGCGCCGTTGGTCTGGACCCAAAGCGCATAGCCGGGCTGAGACCAGAAGCGCTCGAAGCCGCCCACACCGCCGAAGGAGTTCGATTCCAGTTGCTTGCCCGAGGTGGAGAAGCTGGTGACGATCGAGCCGTCATCGGGGTTGATATAGCGCAGGAAGAAGCTGCCCGAAACTTCAGAGCAAAGGATCAGATATCCCGTCTTGGGATCGAAGCGCAGGCCGTGCACGGTGCCGGCGTCGGTATAGACGAGGTTCGACGACCAGCCTGAGCCGTCATAGGTCAGTTCATAGACCTCGCCGACGGTGGTCGAGCACGAGAAGAACGAAGCCGTTCCATTGATGCGCCGGCCCCAGACGGCGGGCTCGCGGAAAGGAACGGTGCTCTCGGAGACCGTCAGCGTTCCGCCCGAGACGTCGGCCACGGCGAAATGGATGTGCTGGTCGCCCGAGAAGAACCGGTTCCAGCCGATGAAGATGTATTGCGACCCAAAAGCCTGCCCCGCCACCCAATAGAGCGTCGTCGACGTGTCGGGCTCGGCATATTCGGCGACGATCTCGCCGGTGGTCGCATTGTAGATCCGGCTGAAGCCGGTCGTGCTGTCGGTGCAGAAGCGGATTAGGACGTGGCCCGTGCCCCGGATCGCGCTGATGAGCGGGCGCTGCAAGACGTTCGTCGATGGGTCCGGAACCGCATAGATGTCCGAATTCGCCAGCGGAATGCGATATCGCTCGGTCAGCGTCTGGGTATCGAGCACCGCAAGATTGACCGTCGTGAGGCCAGGAATGTCCTGAGAGGTCAGCAGATGATAGATGACGTTGTCGGTCGGGTCGTAGGCCTCATACCAGCCGCTGATGTCGCCGAAGGTGGCGGGCACGGTGCCGGTCCAGACAATCGGCGCCGTGCCGCCGGCCACGGTCGAAGCATTCGAGATGACGGCCTTGACGGTCGGCGGGCTGGTGGCCGCGAAGCCATCCAGATACACCATGGCGAAATTATGCCAGGCGCCGGCGTTGGCACCGATCGCGGCCTTGGCGATGGGATCGATCGCGGTGTGCTGACCCCCATAGAAGCGGAAGGTGGTCGTGGCCCCTATGCCGTTCTCGGCGTCGTAAACAACCTCGTCGTTGACCTCCAGGCGAACCAGGACATAGCCGAGATTGAACGGATCGTAGGCGAGCAGATAGCCGACTTGCGCCCCGACCGACGTGCCATAGATCGGCACATCGACCGTCGGGCTCAGCGCATCGCCGGTGGTGTATTTGCTGCCTGGGGGCCAACTGTCCAAAGCGCGATCGAAGCCGCTGCCGCCGGCCGCGAGAGCACCGGAGACGGAATTGGGATATTGCGTGTATCCGGTGATAGTCCGCGAGGTGACGGATCCGCCGATGACCGGATTGCCATCGACCTTGCCCGTGCCAATGACGATGGGGATCTGGCGCCCGAGCACCGATGCGAACTGGTAGGGCGAGGTTGCCGAGACAGGATCGGCCTGCTTCGTCTGGTCCTGGGCGACGGGGCCGAGATGGAAGTGCGGGCGCGCGCCGACCGAGGTGTAGGCCATCAGGCGGCGCTCGACAGTTCGGCCGGGGTATAATCCTGGCCGGGGAAGCGATTGAGGTTGTTGTACTTCTTGCACCCTCCGGCGCGCGTCAGGTCGCAGCCAGCGCTGATGGTGAGCGTATCGCCGATCGCGATATCGTAGGGCGTTCCATTGACGAGTTCGACCAGCGATGTGCCAGCCGTCCAGTTGCGCGCCCAATCCTCATAGCCGTCGTTGGCGCCCGAGGTGAAGGTGACCTTGCCATGCGTGAAATCGAGCCCGCCCGGGTTGGTCACGGTGATGGTGAATTTCCCGCTATCGGTGACGGTGGCGACAGTCGCGGTGAGCGTCAGGGGCGCGAGATCAACGCCGCACTCGGGACCGCCGAACTTGAAGGAGCACATCGGCTGGATGGTGAAGAGGAAGATATCGGCCATGGCGTCGGCCTTGGTCGTGATCTCGATCGAGCCGGTGATACGATCGGTGAAATCCGTCGTTCCGATAAACCCGTCGACGATGATCTCGCGATCACTCGGATCGGCGGACCGCGCCACCCAGCAGGTGATCGTTGCACCGCGCCAGGCGCCGCGCTTGATGTCGTCGGCCAAGAGCGGCCCGATATCATCGAAGGGCAACGTGAGATCGATGCCGGCCGGGCGCCCGCCATTGGCGACGGTCCATTTGGTCACGGTGAAGCCGGGAGACTTGACGAATGTCTCGGTCGAGACCGTCTTGTCGACGTCGGCGTCCGTCATCAGCACGGTGCCCTTGATCGGGCTCACCAGCTTGATGAGGAAGCAACGGCCGACCTCCAGGCTTTGAAGCTCGGAGACGAGCGTCGGCGACCAATCCCTGCTCATTCGATGACCTCGATGGCCTTGAGGTCGACGGAAGCGATGTAGAGGCTCTGCTCGGGCAGCGTGGCGTTGAACGCGTCGCCGTCGAAGCGCACCGGGACATAGAACTGGAACGACGCCGTGATCACGGAATCGAGGTCCGGTTCATGTCCTGAGACGAACGTGACCAGGCCCGTCGAGTTGACATTGAAGTCAACGCCGGAGACCTGCGTTACGCCATCGACCTTGAGCACAAGCGTGCCGGCCTTGATGTGGCGGATGATGCGCACATAGGGATTGAGCCCGGCCGAATAGGTCTTGGTCATCTGGACGCTGACCGTGCCGGTGTCGGCGATCGCGATCTGCTCGTCGGTGGCCGTGAAGTCGGCCCAATCCTTCATCAGGAAGGCCTTGAAATCGCCGCGGCGGTCGAACCAGAACTTGCGCAGCGTGTCGATGATGGCGGCGCTTTCCGTATTGTCGGCGTTCTGCAGGCTCCAGGTGTACATGTGCCGGGCGATCGACTGGTTCTGGAATCGCCGCTCCTGCTGGCTGACGGCCACGACCTTGTCAGTTGAAAAGGTGGGGCCGCCCTTGAAGCCGGTCGAAACCTTCTCCGGCATGATCAGGTTATCGACCATTGATGGACCTCAAGCCTTCGCGCAGCGCCAGCGCGAACTGGCGTTTCATTTCGGCGATGCTGTCGTTGGAGACCTGGCCGCCGCCCTGGACCGTGATCGGCATCTGGAAGGTGATGGGCCGCTGATCGGTCGCCGTGGCCTGTCCGTTCTGGTTGGCGCCCTGCAGCGCCTGCACCTGCTGCGGCGTGAAGATCGCCACGGTCTCCTCGGGCGATTTGAAGAAGCGGACTTCCTGACTGTCGCCAGGCGCGATCATGCCGCCGGTGGCGAAGCCCGTCGGCTTCGCGCCGCCATAGACGATATTGCGCGCGATTTCCTCCGGACTCGATGCGAGACCGTCCAGGCCATACCCGATGATGCCGCGACCCACGATGCCGGCGGCGGCGAAGTTCGACCTGATCTGCTTCAGCACCTGCGCGTACTGTGCCGAAAGCTGCGCCTGCTGGCTTGTGTCGACCCCGGACGAGCCGCCGCCATAGGACGAGCCGCCGAGCGCGGAGGATGCGCTTGCCGTGGCGGTCTTGATCTCATCGAGCAGCTGCGCCGTCTTCTTCGTGTTCGCCTCGACGTTCATCAGCACGGTCCAGGCGCGATTGTCGTTCGCCGTGGGCTGCTGGCCGTTGAAGCCCGATTGCGGATCGGCCAGGGCCTGCATCTGGCCCGGCGTGAAGATGCCGACCGTTTCGTCAGGGCTCTTGAAGAAGGAGACCTGCTGGGTATCGCCGGGATGGATCATGCCGCCCGTGGCGAAAGAGCCAGCGCTTTTGTAATAATCCGGGTAAAGGATGTGTGCGTAGTCGGTCTTGCCCTCGTAGATGGCCTCCTTGTCGGCCGCACTGAGTTGCGACCACTCGTTAGCGGTCGCTCCATTTGGATTTTCCCAAGGGCCTGTGCTGGAATAGCGCGTTACGTTGACGGTGTTTGTGCCGCCCGACACGCCATAGCTAGAACCGTATCCCGATGCCTCGCCACCCCCCATATATGACGAAACCTGATTGGCGGTGATGGATGGACCTGAACTGGAGCCATCGCTGCCATAGCGTGTAACGCCGACGGTGCCGCCGGGCACGTCGTACAAGCTCTGCGTTCCGCTGCCGATGCGCTGCGTCTTGATGGTGATCGTGACGGTCTTGTTGGGGATGTTGCGAATGCTCTGGCTGAGGTTCTGAACGTCGCCGTTCAGCTGCCGCACGCGCGCTTCGCCGTTGACGATGCCATTGACGAACTCGTTGACGCTCGCCACGTTGCCGCCCAACGCGACGAGGCTGGCGCGGACCTGTTCGATGCCGTCATAGAGGTCCTTGACCGATATGCTGCCGTCATCAAAGCGCTTGAAAAGCTCGTCGATGGCATTGTAGGCGCCAGAGATGTCGGCGGCCGAGCCAGCCGATCCAGCGCCGAACAGCTTGTCAACCGGATAGTTCTGCAGCACTTCGAGCCTGTGCTTGGTGTCGTCAAGCTCGGCGTTGAAACCCCGAAGCCTTTGACCGGCCTGTTCGATGCCGATCAGCTGGTCGAGCTTTGCCCGCTGGAACAACTGCGTGATGTTGACGATAGGCGCCGCCATGCCGCCTAGTTCGACCTTCACGCCAGACGCCGCGTTACCGACGGTGCCCAATTCCTGCGCGAACTCTTTGGCGCCGCCGATCGGCGCGTCGAAGTTGACGCTATTCAGCGACTTGACCGCTTCTTCCTGGATCGAGAGGTTGCGCGCTTGGTTGAAAGTATCGAGCGCCGCGCCAGATGCATGCGCCTTGACGATTGCGTCGTCAAACTCGCGGTTGATGTTTGCCACTGCCCGGGCATAGGAGGTCAGGCCCGACGTTCTGGTGCTGTCCTCGACCTTCTTCAGCGCTTCGGCGGCGGCGTTCCCGGCCGAGATCATGTTGGCGAGGATATTGTCGCCTTCGTCGCCACGACCGACCGTGCTGCCCTTGAATACATTTCCGGCCGCCGCCGCGCCGCGCAGATGCAATTCAAGGTTCGCGGCCTGCGTTGCCGATTCCTGGAGCCATGTCGCGAAGTCATGCGCGTTCTTGTTGAGGCTCGGATCGATGCGGAGATCGCCAAGGGTCTTTTGGACATCCGAAGCGGTGACGGCGCCGCTTTTCAGATCCTCGCCAAGCTTGACGAAAGCGGCTGAGCCGGCCGAACCGAATGCGGCGTAGTCATTGCCAAGCACGGTCAGGCTATTGCTGAGGTCGAAGGTCAGCGACTTGAGGAGCTTCTGCTCATCCTCGATCTGCTTGAACGTGTCCGCGCCGGCGACTTCCTTCGGAAGCTTCGATGCCTGTTCTTCATACGCCTTGGCCGCATTTGCCGCAGTCGGGTACGCGGCGGCGATTTCGTCGATCAGTTTCTTGTGGTTTTCCAGGACGGTGTTGAGGTCAAGCGCGCCGCCCTTGAGTTCGTTGAACCCTTTGATCGCCAGATCGAGACCGATGGTCAGGCCCAGAAAGCCGATCACATATGGGTTGAAGATGACCGACGCCAGGCCGCCGAAGGCCTTCATGAAATTGGAGAGCGTCAGCACGCTGGTGCCGGTCGAGACCAGGCGCTCGTTGAGCACAATCAGCGAGCCGGGGATGCGCGAGAAATTGCCGCGCGCCACCTCGGCACCAAGTACGGAAAATTCGCGCGTGACGCCGGCGCCGAGGCCGGCGGCGTGGGAAGAAGCGATGCCGACTGCTTCCATGCCACCAGCAGCGCCACGGCTCGCCGCTGCCGCGGCGTCCTCGGCAACGGCCATCTCGCGAAAGACGCTCGCGCTGTCGCGCGCCGACTTCGTGCTCGAGTTGATCAGGCCGAAGCTCTCATTGAGCGCGCGGTTGAAATTCGCGCCTTCCTGCTGCGCTGCGAAGGCCGCGACCTGCGCTTCGGTGAGGCCGCGAAACGAGACCGCCGCCGCCTCAGTGGATGCAGCCAAGGCATCCTCGGCGGCCGCCATGCCCAGCATCTGCGGCGTGATCTTCGAAAGATTGCCGCCGGTCGCCTCCAACGCGGCCGCGAAATCCTTGGCGCTGATCGTGCCGGCGCCAAAGCTCGCCGCGCCGGCGCTGGTGCCGATCTTGCCGAGTTCCGCATTGGTCGCGGCGGTGGCTGTGGTGACCTGGTTCAGCGCTGCGGTGACGGGCTGCGTCGCGGTGACGAGCTTGGTCATGCTGGCGCCGGCCGTCGTGCCCGACGTCGTCAGCTTTGCAAGCAGTGCGTTCGTCTGGTCGACGCCAGCCGCGATCTTCTCCAGTCCGGAGGTCAAACCGGACCCGGCCAAAATCGAGTTGACCTTCGCATTGAAGGCGAGCGTCATCTGCTCGCCCTTGGCGAAGGCCGTCTCGAGCGGCGTTAGGTTGCCGCCGATGTCGACGACGACAGAACCGGCTACTTCCACAGGGGCGAATCCTTGATTGTCACCGGTTGAAGGGTGAATTAGCTTCAGGCCATCGAAGGGAGGGCGAGGCCGTGGAAAACTGGCTGAAAGCCTTGGTTGCTGCCGCTTGCGTGGTGATCTGCGCCGGCGGCGTATATTTCGCGTGGACGCAATGGCAGGCCAGACGGCAGGCAGAGGCGAGCCGGGCGGCGATGTGGGAACTGCTCCAGGCGCCACCGGGCGATACCGAAAAGGCCACGGAAACATGCCGGCGGGTGAAGCGAGGCCTCGACCTCGCCGAAGGTCTGAGTTGGGACGGCGACACGCGCAATTCCGCTCGCCAGATCATCGCGATCTGTGAGGCAAACCGCTTTCTCTAAGCCTTCTTCGCCATCATCCGGAACGCGCCCTGCGTGATTGGCGGCAAGGTCTTCGGATCTGGCACCGCATCCGGCTTTTCGTTGGAGCCGAACAGGCCGCGCAGAAAATCGGCCTGCCCGTCGGTGGCCAGAACGATGGCGAGGCAGTCGGCCTTCATTGCCCGGTCGAAAGACCAGAACAGCCGGCCCATCGCGACGCGGACGAGGCCGTCGGCATATTCCTCTATACTTACAAAGGGCCGGTCTTTCCCTCCTGATCAGCGGGCTTTTCAGGAGCAATCGCCCGGCCGCCATTGGCCAGGATGTTCACGAATTGCGATGCCTTCTGGCCGATGACGATGATGTCCGACGTCGCCACCGCGCGCAGCATCGCGCGGGCCTCGGCGTTTTCGAGGCCGAGCCCTGCGTTGACGACATCGGCGATTGCATGAACATTGACGCGCCCGATCGCCGCGTTGAGTGGCTGCAGGCCGTCATATTTGGCCGAAAGGATGAGGATCGCCTCTGGCGATGGAATGAGCGTGTGCTCCTCGCCGTCGATCTCGACGACGACGCGGGCTTTCTTCACGTCCGAAGCAGTGGTCTTGGTCATGGTTCACCTATGTTTGCTATTGCTTGTTGGTGGAGTTGGAAAAGATCAGGTCGGCTCGACCTCGATCTGGTCGGTGTTGATGCCGATGTCGAACTGGCGCTTGAGCACGTTGTCCGGGCCGGTGCCGTTGACGAGCTTCTTCGACATCACCTTGCCGCGGAAGTAGGTGACGCCCTTGCTGCCCATGAGGGTCGCGGCATTGTTCCACTCGATCTTGAAGTTGAAATCGAGCGGGCTGGCGAAGGCGGCGACGCAGGCGAGCTGGCCCGAGTCGGTGTCGTCGCGACCGCAGGTCAGCTGGATCGTGCCGGCGTCCTTCGAGCCCTTGAGGTGCTGGGCGCGGCTGTCGCCGATGCCGAGGAACTTGACGTCGGTGGCGGTGTCGCCGAAATCGCCGATGGTCTCGGCCGGCTTGATCTCGGTGTAGGAATCGGCGGCGAATTCGGTTTCGTCATCGGCGGCAGCGGTGGTGCCGATGTAGATCTTGCTGCCGGCCATCGCAAAGATTGCCATGAGATAGGCTCCTTCTGATCTGGCGCCTCACGGCGCGGGATGCGGGGACGGGCCGCCACCAAGGCGGTCCAAGCGCTTGCCCAAGGCGCGATCGGGCCAACCTGCCGAGGCAGGTATTCAGGATGCTCGGGTGAGCCTGACCTGGAGACTGACGTTCCGGCCTATAACCTGGTCGTCATCATTGATCTCGACCGGCCCCTTGCAGCGGATATCGACCACA